CTTCGCCTTTGCGGTGAATCTCACAGTTCAAAGTTTTGTCAACTTGCCAGGCTAAAAGATGCTCTATAACCCGCCCAGAAGTATCGACGACAGGGAACCACCTAGAAGGCGCGATGGCCTGAGCATGCGGTAGGCCCGCCTCATCCAGATATGCCTTTATTGGCCCGGTACCAAATCGAGATGTATCGATCAGGGCTTTATATGCCTCTGGAAACAGCGATGTATCAAGAATGAGCTGATCAATCGCTTTCTGGTTGCTTTCGGATACCTTGATTTCTGGCAGTTCGCCTATCAGGAGATCAGGCCACAGGGTCGATAGCCTGCGATGCCAATTCAGGCACATAACAATTTTAGAATGTTCCGCTGCATTCTCATGGAACAATCGCAATAGGCCGGTATAAACCGCCGTATGATTGCCATCGAAAAGGTTTTCATTCTGCTTATAGAGGGTCAGCCTTGTCTTTTCGGCATCAGGAGGCCATCGCAAACCTTTTTGCAAGATCGAATCTACATCATAAATCATAATATTTGCCCCATTTGCCGTAAGACTTTTGCCGCGTATCTTGCCCCATACCTGAAGGCATCCGAACCATGATCAGCCGCGCCAGTGCCGCCTTTCAGGTACATATCTTTGCCCTGCGCTTGTGCCTTCGGATCCCAGAGCAATTCGTTAATACTGCGAATTGTAACCGGGCAATTGTGCCGATAGATCTTGCATTTTCCCAGGCTCAAGATGGTGGTCACATCCTCTATGCCGGGCATAATGCTGTTATCCGCCTGGTGTGCACCTATCAGGTTCGGTCTGGTCTGCGCCGCTCTTTTCAGATCCCTTATGAACCCGTTTTCTTCGGGCGGCACCAGGATCTTTTTTGGAAACACCGGCTTACCATTCCAGTTTATGAGGCGGGCCATATCCTCGATGTAATCGGGATTACTTTTTTGCTTCTGCTCTATGGCAGAATCCCAATTAAATTCGTTCAGGATGTACCAACAACCACCAGACAGGCCCCAAAGTTGGGCGATAAATGGGTTGCTAATGCCGTAATCAAGAGATACTAGATATTCTACGAAGTGATCAGGGACGCGATCAACTACATAGCCGGCATGGGGATCATCTGAAAAGAAAGAGAATACCCTGCCTTCTGCCATTACCCACAGGCCAAGGATGTTTCTATTGTAGAAAACTGACCCCTTCGGCCATCGTCTCTCGTATCTAGCTCTGGTCTTGGCGGATAACGAAAGGTTGTCATCCATCAGGAAATGCAGATGCAAGAGCTGTTTTTCTTCCAGCTTTTGCAGGTAATCTAAATAAAACCAATGGTTTGCGCCTTGTGGATTGCAGTTATACCAGAGCTTCGCATCCTCCAGGGAGCAACGGCCTTCGGCAGTTTCAACGAAACTGCGTGGCATAAGTTCAACCTGGTCGAAGTAGAAGCCGCCGCCGGTGAAACCTAATACCGGGTCTTGGCTTCGTTCGTTGTTGCCACCAAACAGATAAAATTTATTAACTCTCCTGCCTTTGGAGATCTCTAAATGGGGCTCTTCCGCGCTCCGGTTATCCTTGATCTTGTAACCGCGCCCTGGCAAGACTCTCTTCAGAGGGCCAATGACATTTCGCCGGAGGGCCCCAAGGGTCTTCCCGGCCATGCCAAGTGTTTCATTGTTGTATGTCTGCATGCCCCAATCGATGAAACTTACCGATTCGGGGAGAGTCTTGCCCGCCCTGATAGATCCATCCAGAATTATGCCGTCATAATCACTTACGCCGCTTTCTGGCAGCCACCAGTTCATCACTGACCGCTGCTTGTCGCTCAGTGGCTTCCATTGAAACAGGGCAGGCGTCTTTCCAGTCATTTTTTGCCGTCACTCTGACGGCCTCAATATAACCGTCTGATTCAGTTTCGTTCGTATCATCGAGTATGGTTTTTCCCATCAACCCGAGTGCCCTTATCGCCGGCTCCAAACAGTTTGCAGCTGCTTGATAATCGCGAGATGTTTCGGCCTTGCCTTCTGCCTTCTCGCTCAAGCTCTTGCATCGCTCATAGATCTCATTAATGCGATCTTCGACCGCGACCTTATGCCGCTTCTCGATTATATCCGTGAACGTCCCTGGATTGGGCGGCTGCATGCGCCCAGGATACTTGCCAACATGCCCCATGTGAGCATGCTTGCTTATTTCCCGCCAGGCTTGCTTTCTATTGATCTGCTTATCGTATTTGCGGGCGATGGCGGCATAGGACATCTCGTGTGTTAGGTCGAGGTCGATGGCGCGGCGGATGTCGGGATCTAGGGCGCAAATACGGCAATAGGGGGCAATCTTGGATTCCTTCTGATTGTTAATATTTTCATTGACAATAATCGGTTAATGAGGTGGGAATGGCAGCTAATCAGATCGCTAAAAGAATTTGGGATTTGACCCAATCGGGCCTCGTTTTTACGTCCGACTCCCAAAACCTCAGAACCTTATACCCCGCCTTTCTCATGTAAGCGTCTTGTGATAGGTCTAGTTTATTTCGTCTAAGTTGGCGATCCGAGAACGGTGCATAATCGGGATGACAGTGCCAATAGTTGCCGTCCCACTGGATAACGAGTTTTGCCTTTTCTACCAGAACATCAACCAAGAACTTCTTAAACATCGGTGCTTGTTCTTGGTAATCAATTTTCAGATCGTCTAGTATTGTTTTTCCTGCCAACTCCAGCTTATTTAATCCGTTCTTATGGGCTTGTGCATAATTGCCTTTAAGAGAGTTTTCTAGTAATCGGCCTTTGTCTTGGTTTCTGCATTCCATCGAGCAATAAGTAGGATTTGCCTGGGTAATCCGGCTCGGACTCCAAGTAAAATCTTTGTTGCAGATCTTGCAGGTGAATTTATGCCTGTCCTTTCCCTGATATTTATTAGCGCATTCCAATGAACAAAACGAATTTTTGTGGTGCTGAATAACAATACAATTGCTTTTGTATGATTCCTTGCCACATTGCTCACATTTAATAACCTTTCCAGTTTTTCGTCTTAATGCAGAACATGTTTTGGAGCAGTATGTACCACCAACCGGATTCCCTTTTTTATAAAACGATTTGCCACAAACCGGGCAAACTCTGGTAGCGCCGCTATGTTCCTTTTGGAATTGGTGGCTACACGGCGCACCACAGAACCGGGTTTTGGCATGTGACAGCTGAACCGTGAAAGGTTTGCCGCACTGCTCGCATATTTTATCTACGTTTGTATGCGCAATCTTACAATCCCAACTGCAATAAATAGCGCATTCGTTTCGTTTTTTCCCGTTTACGTGAAAGGTCTTTCCGCAATGGATGCACGTTTTATCTGTCATTAGTTTAACTAGGTATCTTATTGGATATAAGACTTTCGCTTAAATCGGATTGCTTCGGGCCGATTCGTTTTAATTCAGCTTCAACCCTAGAGCGACAGATATCAATGTATTCTTTTTCTTTTTCAATTAGGATATAGTGAAAGTTCTCTCTTATGGCGGCGATTGCTAAAGTCCCACTGCCACCGAAAGGATCAAGAATAACACCATTTGGGGGGCAAATTAATTTACAAAGATACTGGATAAGCGAACTTGGTTTTGTGGTACAATGTGTATTGCCTTCGCCTCTATCCGATTTTGACGCTTTGGCATAATAAGCGAATGCCGGGATATCTTCTTCTGTGAATGGGCAACACTGGAAGAAACGAGCAGGCGTTCCTTGATCGGAAAATCCAGATGTTACGTTATTGCCATACTTCCCAAAGCAATTATAACCTTCGTGGTTATCGGCGTTGCTATTATGTCTTAACCTATCACTGCTTTTGCTTTCGCCCGCCTTCGCAAATTGCCAGCTCGGACAGCTGGGATGGCAGTCCCAGGATTCGACTTCTTCCATGCCATCGGCATCAGTATATCCTACTCGATGCTGAGTACCATATGGGTGGTAAATTCCGTTATCACTTTTCCTTGAGCAAACATGATCTAGCTGGCTGCCTTTCACTTTCTTTGTTCCTATCCTCTTGCATAGCGGGGAATGAGACCAGATGAGATTTGCGGGGAAACGGCCCAAGGCAGACGGATTTGCCACAAAATCAATATCGTTTATGCCGAATTTACCAACATTTTTTTCTTTGCGCTCACCCGTATTATGGCGAGGTGTCAGTTCAGCAGTTGCTATCCTGCACCCATCTATGTTAATCCCGCCGACCCCCCACCTGAGGACATTCGCCGCAATTGTGGGCTGATCGAGCGGCTTCCGGAAGAGCCACCAGTCTTCGTGGCTCGGCTTAAGAGCTGTCCCAAATCCGGCCCATTGAATGGCGGCAGGAGTGGCGGGAGCGGTATCATATTTTCCATCATCTTCTCCTCGATAAAGCACGTTCATAGATCGAAGCGTGTTGGTAGCTTTTCGGCCAGGAGAATGATGACGCGATGGGCCTATTACTTCCCTTTCCGCCCCGGCCATCTTGTCAATCGCCTTGCTGATATCAAGACTTTTTGGAAACCCCGACCCAAACACATGTGCTATCTTATCTCTCGGCTCCCATCCGGCATTCTCCCAGGCCATGCCTGTCCAGTGGGATGTCCGAGGAAGAGCCCAAACGAGAGCATGGCCGCCGGGCTTAACGACCCTCAGACAGCCAAAGGCTATCTCTTCCATCCAGGCGATCCACTTATCTCGCCCGCCTTTGTCTTTGTCCCATTCCTTACCCATGAAGGCGATGCCCGCAGGCGGATCTGTCACAATTGCGTCTATAGAATCCTCCGGAATGGCCGGCAGCTCTTCCAGGCAGTCCCCGCAGATAACCGTGTCTAGCAATGGAAAATCACCTAAAATAACAGGAATGACCCTGGCGGGGATTGAACCCGCCAAGGCATAGCGTAGTACCTTACCTGCCGTCATCGGCTCGCCAAATCGACGGCTTGCTTTGAATGGATCTGTCACCTAAGAGATGACTATGATGTCTTACCAGTAGCCCCAACCACGATCTTTTGTCGGGGTCAACGTCTCACCAAATTTCTTAAAATATTGCTTCTCGTTGTGGCGGAATTTGCGCCTTGCCTCGCGGTTCCACCAAGACGGCGCGTGTTCCCAGAATTGCCAATAGGGGTTATAGGTATGATATTTATTATTTTTGAATGATTTAGACATGGAATTGGACAATATCAATCGCTATCAGCAAAGTGGTTTATACATAGAACTATATCTAATTTGGACAAATTTGAAATTTTAATACAGAAACAAAAGTATATATAGTTTTGTTCTTGCATTAAAATATAAAGCCCGACCGCCTCGTACTTCCTCTCGTAGCTAACATGCAACATCATCGTTTTCCGGAGCGAAGGAAAAAAGATTTCTTACTTGGCTGAAGCACCTATAAACGGCTCTTGCAGGGCTTGAACCTACGACCTCCGCATTAACAGTGCGGTGCAATCTACCAACTGAGCTAAAGAGCCATATTGGGAATGATGGGCAGTCTACACCGATCTCTGAACATTCCCTTGATCGGCTGTGCTGCCCGGCCAAATGTAATAGGCAAGATGTCCGGTCCTGCCTATGATGGAATCTGTCTCATCAAATGGTTCATTGATGGATTAGGATGGAGGCGGTCCGCATTCAGTCAGCCCCGGCATCTTTCCAGGTTCGCTAGCGGAAGTATGTAGACCAGATTTAACGGCGTTATTTGTCTATCGCCGCCGCCTCATAATGGGGAGCCGCCGTCCCTGAACCCCGTAGGGCGCGTTGAGCATATGACGGCAGCGAGTGATAGATAGATCTAGGGATATATAGATCTATCGCTCGATAAGATTGATGCCAGGACTTATGCCGACTCCTCCTCGGAGGAAATGTCTTGCCTGGCATAACTATAATATTCTTCTTGAGGCAAATCGCGGTCTTGTGGCTCATCTAGCTCATTGGCTAGAGTAAAATTTGCAGACAGTAAGCCGCAAGATTTGCATTGCTTGAAGCCATGTGCATTGAATGCCACCTCTTCGCCACACTCATCGCAGTGTGTCGCGACGAAATAGCGATGTACTTCGCCATGCTCGTTGTATTCTTCCAGCATGTGCTCGACCCGTTGGCCTACTTTGCTTTCATTGCCAACTTTGGGATGGCAACCTATGACTTGCTGGCGGCGGCATAGGAGAAAATGTTTTTTGGCTTCGTGATTAGGAAAATTGATCAATATATGTCGATATTTTCCCTTCAATCTTAGGCGGCTATTTCCGTTGTTTTTCCGCCTAGTGGTCGAACTTTCCTTTTTGCTGCATTCCTTACAAATTAGCCTATATCCCCGCCCTCTTTTGCGGTTCTTATAAGCATTTTTGCGGCTTAATTTCGTCCCACAGACACGGCAACTAGGCACAATAGACAGCTCCTTAAGCCCGGTGGTAAGCCGGGCTCGATTATCCACCATGCAGCCACAGTATAAATAGGTTTGGATAATATAAATTTGATATTTGCCTAGGCAGGACAGAAAAGAGGTTAAATGTGAGAACCGATCTCACAATGATTAACAAACTTCGGCCACTGCATGCGACCACCTGCCACCTCATATCTTCCCGCCAGCACATAGCCGAACGGCCTATAGGGGATTTCCAGCACATGCCGCTCTATCAGGCCCTTGCGCATGAGGCTGTTCAGGCGATGGGACAGGACGCCGCTTTCGATATGCAGTTGCTGCATGAGCTGCTTTTGGGTGATTGGCCGATCTGACATCACGGCTAATATTTCGTCCTGCGACAAGGGAGCCTCCACCATAGGTATTTCGCGTTGACATACGAAGCATCTTGCCGGGCAATTAGCCCCCGGGCAAGCAGGCCATGCAGCAGGCCAAGAGTGTTCTTATAAGTCCGCTTACCGATTGCGGCAAGCTGCCTGGCACTGATCGCATCATCTTGCTTGGACGGCAAGCTTGCCAACACCCAGGACTGCCCTATAGACTGACACTCCTGGGAGCAATAGGTGATGTGGTGGCGGCTCATGGCCTGACCACAGGTTTTACATCGATTGATAATTATCACCTATTCGATATAGATATGGGCACTCGCGCTAATTGTGGTCAGGCTTCCGGTTTCGCAGCCAACTTCAGAGGCAACATTGGAGAGCAACTTGCTCAAGCCGTAAGCATTTGCAGGCCACGCTTGTAACATATCATTGCTTCTTATAAAAGCCGTTAAATGCAATTGATCTCCTCTGATCAAGAACTCCAAGACCATCCAGCAAGGCGGGTGTTGGATGTCGTAATCGGAATCGTGCCAGAGCGAGATCACCGCGCGCCTGCTTTCTGGTTGAGCTTTCAGTTTGGCTATTAGAGGCGCGAGATGAGGCGCTATCCTTTGGCCGTAAATATACGAGAAGCCAGTTGGGTTTTCCGTGCCAATAATCTGATCTTGATAGTAGACTTCCAGCGCGGGGATATCCCAATTTGAACCAGATATGGGCCATCCGAGATCAGGGTTTTGCACCTGCAAAACAAGGTTCCTGATCTCTTTTGTGGTTTGCCCGTCCTCTGTGACGACTTTCTGGCCGAAACGATTGATCATTTCACATGCCCAACGCCATGCAGCACCCGGTGTCTCAAATGCTTGAATCTGGTTAGGGGTTATTATCATTTTGGCCAGAACTCCTTGAATCTCTCATATGTGGTCTTCAATCCCAGTGTCTTGCATTCTTCCGGCACCAGACCCAAATCCAGCGCCAGCATTTCAAGCTGTACCATCGCGTGCCCGATCTCAAGACCGATGTCAGCCATGTATGCAGCCGCGTCTTGGGGGGTCCGATGTGCCCGGACCAGCCTGTAACCGACCTGGGCAATTTCTTTTTGTAAGATAAGGGTTCGCAGTTCTGGTGTTTGGCCGTCTTGCTCGATGGAATGGAGAAGGCGGCATGTGGGTTCAATCATGTGTAAAGCTCCTTGTTGGTAATCAATCCAAATCATTCGCGGATTTATGGGCATCCAGCAGATCGCTCATATTCACGATCAACTCGAAACTATCATCAATTCCGAAAGCATTATCCAGCGCATCACCCAGACTCCAATAGCTATTGTAGTCATCTGCATGCTGATCGGACAGGATGATATAGACATCACCAAACCGAAAGCCGAAGGTCAAGAGGATCTTTTCAAGCATTGCTTCATCGGTTGCCCCGATCCCTTTCAGTTTGGCGAATAGTTCAGGATAACTGAATTTATATAAACCGACATCTGCGCCCATGTTTATGCTCCTTGTTGGTAACTAGCTAATCGCTTGCTTCAAAGGTTTATATCTTGCCCTCACAATCTGCCTATCCGCCCGCCAGACCCTGGGATGCAATGGCAGGCGGATGTGATGAGGTGGCCAAGGGCGATGTAGGCGGATCATGCTTTGGCCCTCATCCCATATACCATCGCTATCTTCTTGTCGATTATCGCGGCACGCTTGGGGCCAATCCCCGGCATGTCGCAAGGTTGCCTGGCAAATTCGCCTTTCGGCACAAAGCAGAGATCATATTCGGCTAATATCGGCTCAAGGATCTTCGGGCCGATTCCTTTGAATAAAAGGCTTGCAGCGGCTAGATCCCTCTCATTATCCGCCGGGCGGGGCCGATAGCCCATGAGGTTCCCGCCCACGAGGATCTTATGCGATGTAGAGAGTAGCCGTTTCCAGGGGGATGCCTTCCACCTCATGACGGGAATGCCCAAGGAATATGCTTGGGCCTCAAAATCCTGCAATCTGTCATTGTATGATGCTATCTGATAGCCAAGCTCCTTCCCTCGATATCTGGTCACTAAGGAGTCCTTTACGGCCATGTTGACATCCGCGTCATCTCCCAGGACCAGGATCATCGCAGGATGCCCGGCCTCTCTCATGGCCAAGACCTGTTGATACAGATGGCCATCCTTGCCTAGAGCGGAAGAAACATAATCAGCGGGCTCTTTAAGCTCTGCATTGAAAATGTTGTGTACCTTTCCAGATCCGCCGCATTTCATACAGTTCTGATAATTTGCATCGAGACCATCGACACAATACGGTTCTTTGCATATCGATTCTGTGCTAAACCGCAAGTCCACATCTATCTCCTGGAAGCTCGGCAGCATGAAGCGGTTATCCTCGGATATCGCCAGGGCAAGATGCTTGGCCCGATCTGAGCCGCGCTCATTTGGGCTAATGTAGACGGCTATTCTTTCCTGCATTTAACCCCCCACTCAATCTTATCGAGCATTTTCTGAAATTCCGCTTGCAACGAGCCCATTGCCGCGATTGCCTGCGAAGTATCACAGTTTATATATACATTCCATGCATGAGGCGGATCTAGCCAATTTGCTAACCGCCTGAGGTATGTGGCTATCGTTCCCTGCATTCTTTCAGCTCCTTGACCAGTATCGGAAACATGCGCAACGCATCCGATTTAGCCGCTAGAATCTTGCTCATGTCCCTGAAATGGTCTCTTACATCTGGGTATTCTCGCGTAAGTATTTCGGCAAGCAGTTCTGCCTGCCGGAGATCTATTTGCATCGGAACCTCACAACCCACACCATAAGGTTATCGAGATCGCCCAAGCCCAGTTTGTTAATCCGGCAGAAGGCTACGAGATATTCATCACGACTCAGATATCCTTCAGCTTTCGCATCTTCGTCTGATATGTCGAGGAGGTCTTCCTGGTAAACATCCAGGATCTCTAACTTCGCGAAATATTCTTTAGAGAGCATTTTGGTTTTTGCTAGATGGATAGCCCCGACGTTAGCATGTTTCCGCGCCCATATCCGGCGAGTTTGGGTTTTGGTGCCAGCTAGAATTGGCGCTACGTGCTCAGGCTTGAATAGGAGCATGCTCTTCCTCCTCTCTGATATCAGGCATCATCTCCTCAATCAGCTTGCGGCGGGCTTCTTCAGGAGTCATTTGAACCACAGTCGCCATCCCAGATGTGCCATGCTCTCTTGCAATTCCGCCAGCTCCTTCGTCTTGGCCTCAAGTTGCCGCTTGATTGCGTTTGTTTCCGCGTCTATGAATTGAGACAGATCGACCTCGACTTCCTTGAAGAATTCGATCTTTTCAGGAGGGACATCATACGAATATATCCATCCATTACCATCACATGATAGCGGAATGGCTCCGTTGCAGATCGCTTCCGCTAGAGAGTACCATTCGCGGTCTTTGGCAGAACATTTATAGAGATTGAGTTTCATGCAAGCAACCCCACAACATACGGCAAAGTTGGTAGTACAATCCAGTTCCAGACGGCCCATAAGAATGCAAACAGCACACCCAGCATGGCCCCATAAGCGACCACGACCAAGATAAATGCTAACAGCTCAGTATTCATGCTTCCTCCCGACTATCGCATATTTTTGAGCAATATACCAGACACTCATCTGGCGTAAGTACAATCTTCTTGACCGGGCAAGAAAAGTCCCTGCCGTTGCGGGCTAGGGATCGGTGGCGGCAGGGGGGAATCATTGACATTCCGGCCTCCAAAAGTTGTCTGAGTCATCTTCCAGGCCGGCCAGCACCAGACCACAATATGCCCGATGCTTGAGCCATCGAGTCATGTCGGAGAATAGCCCGGTGCGCTGGTATTCTTCCCAGAGACAGAAGGTCAAGCGGATACCTCCGTCCTGATCTCCTTGCTTTCATCCATGTAGATTTTGCCGTTCACCTCATCTACGTCATAGCATCCGCCCATGAGGTTGGGTTCCGCTTCCCGTGCGGCCATCATAAACACACACTTCGCCGCCATGAGGCCGGGCATTTTCTTCCAGTTGGGAGTTGTGCCGATCAACTCACACAACGGCATCTCCTTGCGGATCACCCGGCCATCGTCGTATTGCACTTCCGCCCACGCGCCCGTCAATTCCTCGCGCTTTGGGTTGTAGTAGTTGCCGCTCTTGAAGGCAACCACGCCCTCTTTGGACTCGACTATTATTCCCCGGATGGCCTTGAGGAACCCAGGCGCGTTGCAGAGCTTCTTAGCCACCAGAGTCTGACCGATCACAGTATATGCAGGTGGCTGGCCGCCGTCATCTCTCTGCTTTGGCTTGATTAGGAAGATTTCGCCTGGCAGGAACGGATTTGCCCCGATGTTTTTGGCAGTGACCGCGAGCATCATGAGATCGTCAGCAGTGGCATTCGGGCAGTGGACCAGATTAGCAATCATCTCGATAGAGATCTCAGGCATGTACCCGGGGACTTGCTTCATCAGGGCCATGATTTTTGTGGACTCTTCTGTGATCATGGGGGATTGCACCAGACCGGCCCTAATATCGCAAATAAGCATGGTTACCTTCTCTTTGAGATCTTTGTTCCTCGGGCAGTCTATTTGGCCCGCCTTGAGGCCCACAGTGGCTCGTGAGCCATCTGGC